CTGGTAAAAGCAGCAATAGACCGCCCCAACGAAACCTACTTCTACTGTGCCCCCACCTACCGCATGGCAAAAGACATCGCCTGGAAAGAACTAAAGAGACTCGTTCCAAGAGAGTGGATCCAGGCAAAAAACGAAACTGACCTCAAAATAGAACTAATCAATGGATCGCTAATTGAACTCAAGGGCACTGAAAACGCAACTACCCTTCGAGGCCGAAGCCTTGCTGGAGTAGTACTTGACGAAGCAGCCTTCATGGATTCCGAAGTATGGTTTGAAGTGATACGACCTGCTCTTGCAGATAAACAGGGATGGGCCCTCTTCATATCCACACCAGATGGCACAGCCTCCTGGTTTTATGATCTATGGTGTTACGTTCCACAGGATGAAACAGGTGACTGGAAAAGATGGAGCTTCACAACAATCGAAGGGGGCAACGTAGCAAAGGAGGAAGTCGAAGCAGCAAAGGCCCAACTGGACAGCAGAACATTTAAACAGGAATTTGAAGCCAGCTTTGAGAATCTCACTGGTCTCGTTGCAGTCTCATTTTCAGACTCCAACATTTCTGAAGAGGCAAACGATATGCAGTTCCTTCCCCTCCTTCTGGGAGTCGATTTTAACGTAGATCCACTTTGCGGAATCTGTGCAGTCCGTCACCAGCAATACCTATACGTTTTTGATGAAATAATTCTCACAGGAGGAGCAACAACCTGGGATTTCACCGAGGAAGTAATGAACCGCTACGGGGTGGACAGACGAATAATTGCTTGCCCAGACCCCACAGGTGCAGCCCGAAAAACATCAGGGGTAGGCTCAACTGACCACAACATCCTTCGCAGAAGCGGTTTCACTGTATCCTCTCCGAGATCTCCCTGGAAAATAAGAGATAAAATAACCTGCGTAAACACCGCATTATTTGATGCAGCCGAAGAAAGACGGACAATAATTCACCCAAGATGTAAAGAATTAATAAAAGCACTCAGAACACTCACTTATGCCCCCAACACAGGACTGCCTAACAAGAATTTAGGGGTAGATCACGCTTTTGATGCTTTCGGATATTTATGTTTACAGCAATTTAATCTTGTAAAACCTGAATCTTTAGGTCAAACTGGGTTTAGAATATACTAAGAGACTTTTTGCTTATGGCTTACGGAATGTCAACTACCAAGAAAAAGAAGAAAAAGAAGAAGGGAGGTAAAAAACGTGGCGAATGTTCCTGTCAATAAAGCGTTATACTCCAGAGTAAAGGCAGAAGCCAAACGTAAATTTAAAGTTTACCCCTCTGCTTACGCAAACGCTTGGCTGGTACGAGAGTACAAAAAGCGTGGCGGTACATATCGCACCGAGGCAAAGAAACG